ACTGGAAAAACTGGATAATGCCCGGCGGCACGTCTTCGGCATGGACTTTGCCCGCAAGGGCGACATGAGCGACATCGTACCGCTTGAAATCGGCGCCACGATGCATAAGCGATGGCCGTTTCTGATCGAGCTGCACAATGTGCCCTACAAACAGCAGGAGCAGGTGGTCCTGGCCCTGGGCAAGGGGCTGCCCCGGTTTGCCGGGTGCGCCATTGATGCCAGCGGCAACGGCGGCTTTATCGCCGAGGCGGCCACGGATGAATGGGGTGAATTCCTGGTGGACTCCGTCAATTTCACCGAGGCGTTCTACCGGGAGGAATTCCCGAAATACAAGGCCGGCTTTGAAGACCGGACCACGACCATCGTCCGGCATGACGACGTCCTGGAAGATCACCGGGCCGTCAAACTGGTCCGCGGCGTGCCCCGGGTGCCCGAAGGCAAAACCGACAAAGCGGGCGAGCGCCACGGCGATTCCGCCATCGCGGGGCTGCTGGCGGATTATCGCGCGCGCAACGGCAATGAATACAAAATCGAATTCCAATCCACCAAATCCCGGCGGGCCTTTACCCGGACGGAAAGGTACGTGAGCAATGGCCGAAGCTGAAGTCACGAAAAAACCCATTACCGACGAAATCGCCACCGCGCAAAAGGATATCGATGTTTTTGCCGGATGGCTGGCCCGGCTGGAGAACCCGGATCCGGTGCTGCGGTCCGAGGCTGGAGGCAAGGGCCTTAAACTGTATGACGAGGTGGGCCGTGATCCGCACGCGTCGGCGGTGCTGCAATCCCGATATCTGGCCATTGCCGGGTGCGAGTGGGATGTGGAGCCGGCCGGCGAAGATGACCGGGCCAAGGGTATTGCCGAGTTTGTCACGGGGTGTCTGAAGGCGTTGAACTGGACACAGGCGGTCCAGGAGCTGATGAAGGGTGTGCTTTACGGGTTTTATGTATCTGAAATCATGTGGGCGGTTAAAAACGGGCAATGGAAGCCGGCCAAGCTGATCGGCAAGCATCCCCGGCGGTTTTCCTTTGGTCTGGACCGGCAGTTAAAGCTGCTCACGCCGGCCAACATGATCGAGGGCGAGCCCGTGCCGGACCGGAAGTTTGTCCGGTTTACGTATGGCTCATCGGACAATCCTTACGGCGAGGGTCTGGGCCAGAAGATCTGGTGGCCGGTGTGGTTCAAGAAGCACGGCATCAAGTACTGGCTGATCTTTCTGGAAAAATTCGGGATGCCGACCGGCGTGGGCAAATATCCGCCCGGAACCGATCCCAAAGACCAGGCCAAGTTGCTCGACGCCATCGAGGCCATTCAGAACGAAACCGGGATCACGATTCCGGAAAACATGATGATCGAGCTGCTGGAAGCCACCCGCGCGGGAAACGTGACCTATGAAACGCTGTGCGAGTACATGGACCGGCAGATCTCCAAGGCGGTGCTGGGTCAGACGGCCACCACGGAAGGGACCCCCGGCAAGTTGGGCAATGAAGACGCCCAGCAGGAAGTGCGCCAGGAGATCAAGGCCGCGGATGCGGATCTGCTGGCCGAAGCCCTCAATGAGACGCTGGTCCGCTGGATCGTGGATTACAATTTTGCCGGGGTGACGGATTATCCGAGTGTGTGGATCCGGACCGAGCATGAGAAGGATCTCAAGCCGCTGGCGGAGCGGGATGAAATCCTGGTGAAAAACATCGGGGTGAAGGTGCCGGTGCGTTATTTCCGGGATACTTACGGGCTGCCGGAGGCTGAAGGGGATGAGGAGACGGTGGGCGGAACGGCCGGGAATGATGCTTCGATGACGCCGTTCGGCGGAGTTGATCCCCGTGCTTCAGAATCCGCTGCGCGTCTCCGATTCAGCCCGGGGATCATCCCCGCCGAACGGCTGGGGTTTGCGGAAAAGGGGTTGTTTCCGGATCAAAGGGCGATTGATGGGGCGGCGGCGCCGGGGAATGAAATCATGGAGCCGATATTAAAGCCCATCATGGATCTGATCCGGCAGGGGAATAGTTATGAGGCGGTGGAGGATGCGCTGCTCGACCGGTATCCGGATATGGATGCCGGGGAGTTGGAGAAGATGATCGAGCGGGCCATTTTTGCCTCGGAAATGTGGGGACGTTTGAATGCCTGATCCCGTGGACCTGACATATGTGTTCAGCCTGCCGCCGGCGGATGCGGTGAAATACTTTCAGTCCAAGGGATATGTGGTGTCCTGGAACTGGTACGATTTATGGCAGCAGGCTCATAATCAGGCGTTTACGGTGGCCAAGGCGACCCGGCTGGACATTTTACAGGACATTCGGGGCGCGGTGGACCGGGCCATATCCGAGGGGATCACGTTTCAGGATTTCCAGAAAGAGCTGACGCCGACGCTCCAGGCGAAGGGCTGGTGGGGAAAGGCCATCACCGAGGAAGGCAAGGCCGTGATGCTGGGATCTCCCCATCGGCTGGAGACCATTTTCCGGACCAATGTGCAGGTGGCCTATAACGCGGGGCGGTACCAGCAGCAGGTGGCCAATGCCGACAACCGGCCGTATCTGCAATACATATCCGTGATGGACGCGCGGACCCGTCCGGATCATGCGGCCCTGCACGGAAAGGTGTTCCGGTATGACGATCCCTTTTGGGACACGCATTATCCGCCCATTGCCTACCGGTGCCGGTGCCGGGTCCGCGCTTTGACGGAAAAGCAGGTGCAATCCAGGGGGCTGGAGGTGGAATCCGGAGACGGCCGCATGGCGTGGGAAGACCGGAATGTGAGCAAGGATGAGCGCCGGCCGGTGGCCGGATACCGGGATCCGAAAACCGGGGAAACCTTTTTTACTGATCCGGGCTGGAGCAGCAACCCGGGCAAAGAATCCTGGGATATCGATCCGGATAAATATGATCCGGACATCCGGAGGCTCATATGAACGCCGAACTCCAGGTGGACAATAAGGCGGTGCTGGATCTTCTGGGGCAGGTGGCCCGGCGAATCAACGACATGACGCCGGTGATGCGGCAGATCGCGGCCACCATGGCCGACGCCGTGGAGGAAAACTTCGCGCGCCAGGGGCGGCCCACGCAATGGAAGCAGAGCAACCGCGCCAAAGAACAGGGCGGGATGACGCTCCAGGACAGGGGTATTCTGGCGGCAAGCATCCATGCCTTTCATTCCAGCAACGAGGCCGGTGTCGCCACAAAAGATAAGCGTGCGCGCGTGCTACACTTCGGCGCCAAAAAGGGGAGTTTCGGGACGTTTGCGCACAAGGTGAAGAGCCACAGCCGCAATATTACCCAGGCATTCGGCCGGCCCCTGGCTCAGCCGGTGGGTGTGACTGTCAGGGAGCATACCCGAACCGTCAAGCTACCCTGGGGGGATATACCGGCCCGGCCCTTTATGATGATCCAGGATGAAGACTGGAATGAGATCCAGGGTGAACTGGGCGGGTATCTGGTCGGAGAGAGGGCAACGGATTGAATTTAAATGATAAATATATCAAAAAAAGCCTTCCGGGAAAAATTGCGGGGATTTTTGACGCGCTCAGGGGCTCAAATTTGAACGATCTCACCCCCGGCCGGGTAAAGGGACGAGGGCGTTTAGGATCGTCGTTTTTAAATGATGTTTAAATGGGGTCTCGTCGATTTTTAGAAACCAGCCGAAACCCGAAAAGGAGGTGGGGATGAAAACAGAGGGAAAAACCGCCGGCGACCGGATCGACTTTGCCGGGTTTGACGACTGGGTCGAAATCTTTACGGGCGGCCCGCAGCGGGCCATGAACGGCAAAACCTATCACGGGGACCTGCTCATCGATATGGCGGTGAAAACCTTTGATCCGAACTTCCATGAGCCGCCGGCGGTCCTGGGCCATCCCGCGGACGACGCGCCGGCTTACGGGTGGGTGGAGGCGGTCAAGGCCGAGGCCAAAGACGGGGTGAAGCGGTTATATGCCAAATTCAAGCAGGTGGTTCCGGAGTTTGCCGACCAGGTGAAGTCCGGGCGATTCAAGAAGCGGTCCGCCGCTTTTTACCCGGACGGCAGGCTGCGCCATGTGGGATGGCTGGGGGCCATGCCGCCGGCGGTCAAGGGTCTGGCGGACGTGTCGTTTACGGACGCGGGCAAAGAAATCAGTTTCGAGTTTACGGAAACCCACAACAAAAAGGAGAAAGCACCGATGAAATTTTCTGAGTTCATGGAAGCGTTGAAATTCTGGAAGCAGGCCCAGGCCGATCCGGATCTGGAGATCCCGGAGTTTACGGCCCCGGTCACGCGCAAGCCGGCGGCCCCGGCGTTTTCCGAGGCGGATATAGAGGCGGCTAAAACCGAAGCCGCCAAAGCCGCCAAAGCCGAGGCGGAAAAAGCGGTCCGGGCCGAATTCGCGGAAGCGGAAACCAGGCGCCGGAAAGCCGATGCCAAGGCCAGGATCGCCCAGGTGATCACGGCCGGCATTGCCGCCGGGACCATTGCCCCGGCCTGGAAAGACATGGGCATGGCCCAGTTTATGGAGTCTCTGGACGCGGAATCGGCCATTGAATTTGCCGAGGGCGGCGACAAAAAGACCGGCCTGGACTGGTTTGTCGGGTTCCTGGAATCCCTGCCCAAGCTGGTGGATTTCAAGGAGGTGGCCACCCGGGGCAAAGACGTGAAGACCGGCGGGGCGGCCCAGAAGCTGGAAGCCCTGGTGACCGCCAAGATGAAGGAAGACAAGACGCTGGCTTACGGAGCGGCGTTTGCCGAGGTTCAGCGGGAGTGGCCGGATCTGGCAATGGAGTATCAGCAGGAGTTGCAGGGGTAGGTCTGAATTGGCCGGAAGGGCCGATCGCCGGGCAGATCCGGCGGGCTTCAGGAGTCCGC